GGTGTATATATACGTACTTGATATAGTTGCTGGATATCTTTCAGATGGATGGCTTGATCAAACGCCATTTAAAATAACCATTAAAAATTATTAACCAATGGTAGAAGATAAAATTAATTTTATAAATAAATAATTATGAGTAAAAACATTAAAAAAGTGCCTATAACTAGAATGAATAAGTTTTTTTCGGAGGATGAATTTAATCTAGAAACAGAAATGGGTAGAGAGTACGTTGATGGCGATTTAAATATGGTAGTTATACTATATAGAGTGGATAAGAATAAATCTACTGTTGATGATGTCTATAATGAGTCATATTCAGACGAAATAAGGTATTTATCACCTGTTGAGATTAATTGTATTATTAAGATAAATTCGCCTGATAATAAAAATTATGGTAAGATGGGAACATTAAGATATTTGGAGCCCGGTAATATGACATTAAGTGTTTATCAATCGCATTTAGATGAGTTGGGTGTAGAAATAGTGTATGGTGATTATATTGTATATCCAGAAAATGAAAGTAGGGTTAAGTATTATACAGTTGCTAATGATGGTAAAATCGCATTTGATAATGCTCATACAAATAAGGGGTATAAATCATTTTATAGGACAATAACATGTGTCCCTATAAATGAAAAAGAATTTAATGGAAGATAAGTATGGCGTTACCTAAAAATTTTAAGAAAGATTTAAACATTATTAAAGACACTGAGGGCGTTGAGAAGAGATGGGAAATGGTTGACAATATTGATAGTAATCAGGGTTTTCTACCAAGATCTATATCTCATGAAGATATGGATAAATCTTTTGTTGAGTTTATAAAAAACGATCTAAGTATAACTGTTGAGGGTGAAAAGGTTCCTGTGTATATAATATCAATACAAAGATGGGCAGAATTTTATAGAACATGGGAAAATAGTGATGAATATGGTAACTTAAAACTACCATTCATTGCTATAACGAGAAAAATAGATGTTCAACGAGGAACCACTCACGCACTTAATTATAACATCCCAGGATTCCCAACATGGACATATGTCAAAGTACCCGTTACTGATGGAATACGAGGTGGATATGATGTGTATAAAGTACCACAACCAATTGCCGTTGACATAACATATGATGTGAGATTTTTTTGTGAAAAAATTAGACATTTGAATGTTTTAAATAAAAAAGTGTTGAGAGAATTTTCTGCCAGGCAAAGATATATTGATGTTAACGGGCATCCGATGCCGGTATTGTCTGAAAGTATTGGTGATGAAAGTCAGGTCGATGTATTGGAAAGTAGAAAATTTTATGTACAACCATATGAAATGAAATTAATGGGTTATTTACTGGTTGAGGAAGATTTTGAAGTTATTCCGGCAATAAACAGGATTATGTTAATGCAAGAAATAACAGATAAGTTATCTGAAAAGATTATACAAACAATAATTCCTGGTCCACCTAATAGTCAAACGATACAATTAATTTTAGAGTTTACGGATAGTACACCATTTTATACAGTAGTTATAACTAATGGGGCTACTTACAACACCGTAGATATTATAAACGTATCGTCATGGTCATATTCATTAAATAATGGCCCAAATACGACTATATTACCATTTAATGTTGTAGTTGGTGATAGATTGAAAATATTTATATCTAAGTCGAATATTAATAATAGTGCCATTATAACATTTAATGGCGTGATATAATAAAATAGTTTTGTGATAAATTTAGAAAAATATTATAATCAAGAGTCTGCTAAGAAATATAATAGTATATTACAGTGGGTATATTATGAATTAGGGCTAGTAACCAGCAACACTAACTTTTTAAGTGGTGGGACATTTAGTTATACCGGCGAAACTTTAACCATATGTGATGTTAATGGGTTTTGTATAGATATTGGTGGGTTTTGGGATAATTACTTAACTGGTGGTACATATAATCCTTCTTGCTCGGGTAGCACACTTACTTTACATAATAAACTATCATTTATTCCTGATTTTACGATAACAGGATTTACAGACACGTGGCTAACTGGCGGAACATATTCCGCAGTTACATCATGTGGTAGAGGGACTTTAAGATTAAATGATAATTGTGGTGGTGGTTTTGGTATAACAGGATTTACAGACACTTATTTAACTGGTGGAACATTTACAAAAATAGGTGCAACGGGAAATTTAGTTTTAAATAATAATTGTGGGACAGGATTCACAATAACGGGATTTACTGACATATTCATCACTGGTGGGACATATTCTGCCGTTACATCATGTGGTAGAGGAACTTTAATTTTATCCAGAAATAGTGGGTCTACCATAACCATAACAGGATTTACAAACACTTATTTAACTGGTGGAACATATAATAACGTGACCGGCGTATTAACACTAAATAGTAATTGTGGATCAGGATTTACTGTATCAGGATTCCTAACCGGCGCAACCGGAGGAGGTGGACCCGTTACTCTATCACCTGATCATAGAATTGTGTTTACTAGTGGTAATACTATAAATGTACATAGTAATTTACGATATGATTATGTATATAATAAAATTAGTTTAAATCTCATCACACAAATTGCCGGCTCACAAGGAATTACATACTCATTAAGTATTGGGGATCCGCTTCAGTTTGTTGCTCCGATAGGAAAATTAATGGATAATCCTACCATATATTTACAAAATAGTTTATGGAGTTCACAATCATGTACTGCCCAAACTATTACCAGCCCTAGTAATGTTCAAAATATTGTGGACCGAAATAATAGGCCTGTAATCTCGTGGACATATCAGAATATATATTCATCATTAATTACCTTCAATGTTGTGGTGGGAGGAGAAGATAAATTTACGGCCATTAAAGGATTAGTAGATAAAGCTAGAATAGGGTATTGGGCATCATCTATGGATCCAAATGATGGCTATTTTGACCCAATTCCTAATGGTAGTTTAAAAATAGAATCATTAAATAGATTTAAATTTGAATTTAGTGGCCCTAGTCCTGAGACTGATTATCAATATGAAGAATGTGATAGGTCATCACCAATTGTGTTTTACTTAAAAGATTATTTAGAGGCTCGTATAGGGGAAGTAAATCAGTATGGATATGGGGCGTCTGGATACCACATACCATTAATATTAGAGAAATGGGACTTTGGGGTTGTTCAATCTGCGGATCAAACGAATCCTTTTACGTTAATTAATCATTATGGGTATGTTAAAAGAGAGGATAGCGCATCACTCGGAGTAGATATATATACCTATATAGATCTTGCAAATACGCCTCCTCAACCACTTGTGGACCCACTACCACAATTATTTCCAGAATCTTTTATTAACACAGGACTTATAATGACCAATTCTGAGTATGGTAATCTACGTGGTAATAAGTCTATCTCCTTTCCTAAACATAGAAGAGTATTTTTTGATGAAAATGAAATAACATATTATTGTTCATATGATCCAGAAGTTAGATATTATGTATTTGATACCATTACTATTCCTACTTCTACAAAAATACCAATAATTTATTTGCCCGAATGGCCATTAGATGGTTTAGAAATAATGTTCTTTTTTGGGGGCATTACTTACAATCGGGGGGAGGATACCCCCGGTGGTGGTAATGATTATTCTACTCACTTAATAGGTAGGAATGTATTATGGGATGAGGTGAATATAAGAGTTAATGGTGCACTTGATGCAATAGTTGGCGCCCCTTCTCCTGGTAATAACATTAGTTTCCGGGGTGTGAGAGTCGGTGATTTCGTATCATTTAAAGCAATGTATTTTGATAAAAGTAACACATCCAGAAGAGATACTTGGCCAATAGGTGAAGGTATACATTGGTACATATCATCACATGGTCCATGTTGTGCGAGAACTATGGAAAATGAATGGGACAGCCGGACATAGTTCACAATAATTTTTTATTTATTAAATAACTAATTTTTTGGGAAAAACTATAATATTTATTATAAAATGAAGATAAAGTATAATAAAAATAATCAAAAAATAATCAAAAAATAATGGCAAATTCAATTTTTGTAAGTCCTGGTGTGTATACACGAGAAAGAGATTTAACATTCGTAGTAAAACAGATAGGTGTAACAACACTTGGAATGGCTGGAGAAACTCCGGTTGGACCAGCATTTGAAAACGTATTTATAAGTAACTATGAAGAATATATGGCATTTTTCGGTGGATTAAACCCTGAAAAATATAAAGGTAATGGATATCCAAAGTATGAGTCTGGATACATTGCAAAACAATATTTAACCCAATCAAATCAATTATATGTTACCAGAGTATTGGGGCTTAGTGGATATGATGCCGGTAAAGCATTTGCCTTAACATTAATAGCTGGGGGTAATCCATCAACATTTGTTGGTGGTAATATATCATCACAAACAATAATGACTTTTACGGTAGATAATACAACAAAAATCATTGCTGGTGTAACGCCATCATCACCGTTAGCGGCATATTATACTGCCGGCGTTACTTACTCAAGTTTAGTGAATGGTGCGGATGGATCAGGATATTGGTCATCATCAATAAACCCATTTACAGGAACATCATCAGATTTAAGTGTGATAACACTTAGAGTGGGTAATAATGTTACAACATTCTCCGCCGGAACGGTAACATTTAGTTCTTCATCAGGCGCAAGCACATCTACAGTAACTTTAACAGGTATACCATTCACTGGGACATCAGTGGCGTATACTGGATATGATGGAACAATAGTAGCGATATTAAGATCTAGAGGATTATATAATAGTAATGAAGTATTAAATTATAGCACATCTAACATTACTGTTAGTAATGCTGCTGAAATGGGTATATATAATGAGTTTACTCTAACAGGGTCATCAGGTAACACATATACTGTGTCATTGGATCCTAGTAAGAGATCGATAATAGATAAAGTATTAGGTATAAAACCATTTGATGCTTCATCAGATTATTTTGTTGAATTTTTAGCGCCAAATTTAATTAAATATTTAGTTGATAATGGTATTGCATATGGATTAAGTTCAAGCGCATCTACATATAGTACAGATTGGGCCAATTATACCCAAGGATGGGGTACTCCAGAAACTCCTTATATTGTATCAGAAGTTAGAGGTAGTAAAGTATTTAGACTATTTAAATTTATAATGATTTCTGATGGTGACTCAGGTAATAAATTGGTTAAATTATCTATAGCAAATGTTAAGCCGGATATTAAAGAATTTGACTTATTAGTTAGAGATTTTAATGATTCAGATCTGAAACCATTAGTATATGAAAGATTCAATAGACTTACTATGGATGAGACAAAAGACAATTTCATAGGTAGAGTTATTGGAACAACAGATGGTAAATATACACTACGTAGTAAATATGTTATGTTAGAAATGGCAACTGATTTTCCACAGGATTCATTTCCATGTGGATTTGAGGGTGTTTTAGTTAGGGACGTTGCATCCGGTGATGTAGCCCCTAAACTATTATATAAGACATCATATTCACCGTATGAAAGAGTTAGAAAGGCTTATTTGGGGATATCCGATCATGTTGGTATCGATCAAAATATGTTTAATTACTTAGGTAAGAAAACAAATGGTAATTGTTGGACAAGTCAAACCACAGGATTCCACTTAGATTATAGATCGTCTGGGGTAACTGTTGATAATGCGACTTTACCATTAGGACCAAATTCGGCAGTAACGGTTAATCCTACATTTGAATCTGGTTCACACGAATTTTCAAGTGAATCATCAGTGGCGGGAACATCATATGAGCCGGTTAGTGCTAGAAAGTTTACATTCGCACCTTATGGTGGATTTGATGGATGGGACATATATAGAACATCAAGAACCAATACTGATAGATATAGATTAGGTGGTGTTGGCGCTACTAATGGATTGGCTAATAACGTATTTAGCAGTTATGTAACGGAAGATGGCACAATTGGACTAACTTCCGATTGGTATGCGTACTATGAATCGATAAAAACATTTAATAGCCCAGAATCTATAGATATTAACGTATTTACAACTCCGGGTATTGATACATACAACAACATAACATTAGTTGATGAGACTATTGATATGATAGAAAATCAAAGGGGTGATTCGATTTACATTGTGACTACTCCAGATAAATATTCATATGGCGACTTGATCGATTCGGATGAAGTAATCGCCAATATGGATGGTTTATTCGATTCTAATTACACGGCAACTTTCTATCCTTGGATTAAGATGCAAGATAGTGAAAATAATGTGTTAGTGTGGCTACCACCAACATTAGAAGTTGTTAGAAATATTGCGTTAACTGATAACGTAGCATTCCCTTGGTTTGGTAGTGCAGGTGTTGATAGAGGTAACACTTCAGCAATAACCGCTAGATTTAGATTAAATCACTCTATAATGGATGATCTATATGCTAATAGAATTAATCCAATGGCCACTTTCGCTCAAGATAGAAAAGTGTTGATATGGGGTAATAAAAATTTACAGGTGGCTGATAGTGCATTGAATAGATTAAACGTTAGAAGATTATTAATTCAAACACGTAAGTTAATATCTGCAGTATCAATTAGATTAATATTTGATCAAAACGATCAGGTTATTAGAAATAAATTTATATCATTAGTTAATCCAATATTAGATAATATTCGTCAGGAAAGAGGTATGACTGATTTTAGAGTCGTAGTATCTAATGATGTGGAAGATTATGATAGAAATGAAATGAAGTGTAAAATATATATCAAACCCACAAGAGCGTTAGAATATATAATTATAGACTTTATATTAACTCCAACAGGAGTATCATTTGATACCGTTTAATATGTTAATTAATTATGAAGTTATATATAACAGAAAATCAATTTAATAGAGTAATATTAAATAATAGTGTGACTGAAAAGAAAAAATTCTCGAGCGATATAAAAACTATCGCCGAGAATTTTTCTCATAATGATAAAGCCTTTTTATTGGCATTATCATTGGCGTTATACCCTAGTTTAGAAGAGACATTTAATCATTTTATAAATGAATCAGAATTTCTTTTAGAATCTAAATGGTATAACACATTATTAGACGTTATAGGCATTATAGACCCAACCGGGGCGGCAAATTCTGTAAATGCGATATCATATTTTAATCAAGGAGATACGTTTTTTGGGATATTATCATTAGTGGCGGCAGTTCCTTATATTGGAGATGTTGTTGTAATGCCTATTATGGGGGCATTAAAAACTATGCCGGCTCAAAAGGCTATAATAAATACCGCCATCGCCACTAAGGACACATCAAAACTTGTTAATATATTCACTAAGATAAGGAATATGCCTGTTATTGGTCCATTAATTGAGAAATTTTTAAACTTTTTCCCAAAAATTATGTTATCGGCTAGTGGTATATTGAAAAAAATGACCGAAAAATTAGCAAGTGGTGGTATGATAACAAGGGTTACTAGTAAGCCGATAAGATATATGATATCAAAAATTACAAGATATTTAGATGATATATTTAATTTTTTCAAAACCGGTTTTAGCAAATTACCAAAATCTAGTATTAAAACTATGGGTAAAAATAGTAAACTATTGAAGTCGGGGGGCAAATCAAAAATTTCTGTGGCAGAAAAAGATTCGTTTAAAAAATTATTTAGACAAAAAGTTGGTGGGATATCAATTCCATTCACTGGTTGGTTAAGAAAGAGTGGTCAAAATTGGAAAATTCTTCAAGTTCCGGCCGGAAGAGTTATGTTAAATAAAAGTCTATTCCTTGGGGGGCTAATAAGTAGTGTATTCCCTGATTCTAAAGCAAAAACTATTGAGGAACTAAATGCCCAATATGGTGAGGATACTGTTACCAACAAAATGAGTGAATTTGGTAACACCCCAGAAGGATCTAAATTATTGGATCAAGATTTTGGTGATACTTATGATGGATCAACACCTTTTGGTGCTGGTAACATGTTTGGTGGTAACGAAATGGATGTATCATCATTACTTAGTATGTTAAAATAATATATAATAAAGAAATATTTTCAATGAAAACATTAAGCAAAAAAGAAATAAATTTATTGATAGAGAATAAGATAAAATCTACCACAAAATCTAATTTAATTTTAGAAAATTATACTAAGTCATATTCAAATTGGATGGACTCTGTTTCATCTAAAGATGAAAAGTTCATGGTTATGGATAGAATATTAAAAACTAAAAATAAACTTATTGTCGAGGGTCATGACCCTATATTAGTTGAGGGATGGATGGGAGATCTTTTCAAATCTTTCTTTGGTGGTAATATTAGTACCATAAAAGAATGGATAGTTAGAAAAATTTTAAACGCTGTAGGTGTTAAAGGCGAATTGGCCGAGGCGCTAACGGTAGGGTTTTCTAACTTAAATTGGAGAAGAGATTGGACAAAATTTTTATCCCCATTACAGAATTGTGAATATATTAGTGATATATTAGTACACTCAATAATAGAGTACTATGTTAAACGAAAAGTTGAGGAGACATTTGGAACGGGAGGATTCTTAGCCAATTCATTAAGAAACTCAATTATAGATACGTTGGATAGTGAAGAACATATTCAAAAATTACAGGATATGATATATCAACCAGTATGCGCCGCACTTAGAAATGGGTTTAGTGGTATTAAAGAAAAAGTAACTGACTTTAAAGAAAAAGGCGGCGCATTTGGTGGGGCGACTGGCGCCGTTGCATAATATTTAAATTGTATAATGAGTGGGAAAAGATACTATCTATTTGATTGGGATGATAATATCCTGCATATGCCAACAAAAATATATTTACAAAAATATATTGCTAGTAAGTGGGTAGATATTATTATAGGGTCAAAAGAATTTGCTAAAATTAGAGAACATATAGGATCTAATTATAGATTAACCCCAGATAGTTTTAAAGATTTTAGTAGTAATATAAATTTTTTAAAGGACGCTAAAAGTGCTTTACAATCAAAATCTTTTGGACCATCTTTTGAAAAATTTAAAGAATCTTTAATATATGGTAATGATTTTGCCATCATAACTGCCAGGTCCCATTCGCCGGAAACCATAAAAAATGGTGTTAAATTACTAATCAAATATACTTTTACAAGTGGTGAACTGTCTAAAATGAAAAAAAGTTTAGGTGGCCAAAAAATATCTGATTATTTAAATGATCAAGAATATCATGGGGTATCTTCCGAAGATTTTAAAAAAAGATATGGTTTAACAGGAACGGCTTCAAATCCTGAGAAGTCAAAAAAGATGGTTATTAAAAACTATATTAAGGAAATTGTTGATAGTGTTCCAAAACTTATTAATGGTGATTATGAAAAGATGAGTGTTGGATTTTCAGATGATGATTTGGGTAACGTTAAAATAATTGAAAATTTAATTAAAGACGAATTATTAAAATTATATCCACACATACATTTTGTTGTTTATGATACGTCAGATCCGAAAAATATTAATAAAAATCGTATTTTTATAAAAAAAGTGTAGTGCTATTAGATAAATTCGTGTACAACATTACAATGCGCCATTGGTATTAATTTCATACTACCATTAGGTAATTTATAATAATAACTACTAGGTTTTTCTTTTCTTTCACTTTCTGGTAAATGTGATTTAACTATTGATACGTCTAACTCTTTACCGTCAAAAGAATACCATTCACCGTAAAATTGGTGTAAATCTACCATTTTATTATTTTTTGGATCTAACCACTCATTCAATATGGTAACTCTAGCATCTATTTTATTAGTATTCATGTCTTTTTTATAAATTTTATTATTTGTCGTATATTTATAGATATAATTAAATAATAAAAATTTAAAAAGTAAACTAGATATGTCATTATTAATGAAGATGCCGTTACCGTACGAGCCTAAACGTAAAAATAGATGGATATTAAGATTCCCAGATGATTTGGGTATTCAAGAATGGTGGTTGTCAAGAGCGGCAAGGCCAACCATTCACCAAAATGAGGTTGAGATTCCGTTCATTAACACATCAACATGGGTGTTAGGTAGATTTATATGGAATGCAATTCCTATGACGATGAGAGATGCTATTGGACCATCAACCGCACAAGTAATTATGGATTGGATCCGATTACACTCTGAGAGTGTTAGTGGTAGACAAGGGTATGCTGCCGGTTATAAAAAAGATGTTGAATTAGAAATGTTGGACCCAACAGGTGTTGCCGTTGAAAAATGGGTATTACAGAATAGTTGGTTATCTAATGATACTAATTTTGGTGATTTAGATTATTCACAAGATGCCTTAGCCGAAATAACAATGAATTTGCGTTTTGATAGAGCAATACTTGTTTATTAATCATAAAAATTTAGTAAAATTATAATATGAATAGATATAGAAATCTTAATGAACAATCTGAAAGAATGTTCGAGCTTATGGGTGGTGATAGTATGTTAAATGAAGCAACTACCGTTCCGGGTCCTCCTGGAAGTGATGTAAATCCTGCCCCAACTACCGTTGCTGCTCCCGATCAACCATCATCAAAAAATCCTCCGGCAGAACCTGTTGCGGCAACAAATGATGCTCCTGTTGATCAAACAACACCTAATGGCGCAGTTTTATCCGTAGGTAGTAAGTATATGCCAGCAGAAAAGGATAAACCTGATGTTACAGCAGATTTGGGTAATGGTACTCAAATAAGAAAAGGTGCTAAATACGCTATAGTAGATAAGACAAAAGATGTTTTAAGACTTGATAGTAACGGTATTATAACCGCCATTTTTAAGCGTAACGAATCTATCACCGAATCTATATCTAATAGAGATGTTAGTAAGTTATTAATACCGGCACACATATTGTATAATGAAATAAATGAGGCTCAATATAAGTGTATTGGTGATTGTGGTAAGCAGGATATAATGGGTAAATCATTCACTGAAACTGTTGAAAAGATAATCAATGGTGAAAAGATACCTGCTAAAGTTACTAAACCATCAGTGGTTAGTGATACTGCAAATCCTGCTGATGAAATACAAAAAATTATATTGGAAATATCCGATTCAATTAGATTATTATTTAGTAATACAGATTTTTGGAAACCATTTAAAAATTCTGCTGCCGCTGGTGTGCTTAGAACAAATGATGATGAAGAAGGTGCTGCTGAAGAACTTAAAAAATGGTGGTCAACAGATAGTGGAAATGCTGGTAAATTGGAAAAAGCTAAAACTGAATTACTACCTAAAGTATCTGATGAATCTCAAAAATCTATATGCCAAAAAAATATTAATATATTAACTAATAGTATAGTAAACACTAATAGTACTAATAGTCTTATAACTAAATTACTTGGTGATACCACAGATGATAGTTTCAGATGGTCAATCACATTACTTAGTGGTGAGGTTAAAACATATGAAGTTGATACCGATTTTTAAGACTAGTTAATCTACTAAAAATATAAATCCTTGGAATTCCAAGGATTTTTTTATTTATACCATATTTACATTATAGATAAAACACTTAATTTTAATGTTATGAGCGACAATTCAAATATTCCGTATGACGTAATAGATTTACCATCGGATGGTATTCTTTACCCAAGTAAGACAAAGACAATAAAAGTTGAGTACCTAACTGCATTAGACGAATCAATTTTAACATCACCAAATTTAGGTGAAAAAGGGTTAATTTTGGATACTCTATTAGAAAGAAAGATTAAAAATTTAAATTTTGATCCGTTAGATTTATTAATTGGTGATAGACTGGCGATTTTAATATGGTTAAGAATAACTGGATATGGCCATGAATATCCAATTCAGGTGTGGAATGAAAAAGAAAAGAAATATGAAATTGTTCAATTTGATTTAAGAGAATTGAAACAAAAAAAATTGACTGTTGTTCCCGATGAAAATGGATTATTCGATTTCATAACACCAATATCTCAAAAAAAGTTAAAATTTAAACTTTTAACAGGAAATGATGATAAAGAGATAACCAGAAAAGATGCTGAATGGATTAGTAGAGGTAACGATTCGTTAAAGGTAAGATTTAGGTTAGAACAACAAATAGTGTCTATTGATGATAATAATGACCCCGTACATATTTTTGGTGAAATAAGTAAAATGCCATTGAAGGACTCTATAGACTTTAAAAAATACGCTTCTGATATTGATCCGGGAATTGATTTTAAAATAAATGTTAAGACTTCTGGAGGTGAGTCTGTTGAGACCTTTCTTACCATCAGATCAGATTTTTTCCTTCTATAACGAAAATTATTTGGCTCATCTAATGAGACAAACCTTTTTAATGGTTAAATACATGGGCATTTCATACTCAGATATATTAATCATGCCAGTTCATGAACGCGAGTATTTGTTTAATATGTTAGTTGATCATTACCACAAAGATTAAATATTATATATTTATATGGTATAAAATGACACATAACCTTAAATTTACAAAGCTTATATTAAAAAATATTAAATCTGGATTATATAATAATATTTGTCCAGAGACATTTAATGTTAATCAATTATTCAAGTATCTTGAAAGATTTGATATAATCGATGATGATCTCATATATTACAGGTTATTATTAAATAAATGTAATGATATTCCCGGGATAACCGAGGATGATCTTGGAAAATATTTG